TACTTTCTCTCATCTCTCTAACCTGGCTACTTCCTCGCATCTCTCTAACCTGGCTACTTCCTCGCATCTCTCTAACCGACGACCCATGATCTACGATCACTCGTCGTTTTGGTCATGTTTCTTTTATAATTACACCATCATCTCATTTAGTTTGGATGTATATATTACCTTCATAATCTAATGGTATTGCTTCAAGATCAGCTTGTGACTTTACATAGATTGGTCATTTCATTGGGGAAGTTCCATAATGGATAAAATATTTACAAATGTTTCTTCGGGGAGTCTTCAAATTCATGTTCATAAGCCAGAGAGTAAAAGCGTTTCTCCATCGTTAGTGTTGTCTATAGCGAACTGTATCGCTTGCTCTACGAGCAAAGGCGTAGCCTCTATATTATCGTTAACCGTGATTGTGAAGATAATGCCTCCTATACGTTCATTGCCTCCTCCTTTTCAAGCTTTAGCACCACACTCCATAATATACTTTTGTGCAATAAGTTTATCTAATCACCCACCAAAAGTAAACCTGGGATTGGATGCGGACACTATTAATCATTCGTAGTTAAATATATTATCACAATAACATTCGCATATTCATAATTCTTTTACCTTATCAACAAGAGATTGGTTCTTATCAACAAATATAAGTTTCATATTATGTAATAAAGATATAAATCTATTTTATATACAAAAACCACTTCGATAGTGTCGAAGCGGTGCAAAGATTGATACTTGTATGTACGAGCTTCGACCTTCGCACCTACAATCTAGTGGTTTTTGTATGTTTGTATAATATGTTTGTATTTTATAAAATCAAGTCGTAACTATAAATACAGGTTGACAAAAATTGCTCTTGCAATTAAATATTATTTATATATTATACAATCACAATCTCGAACTGTGAAGTTGAGCCTGGTCTTCCGACTGGGTTTTTCTTTTGTTTAAATTTCCTCTTGCAATTAAATATTTTTTCTTTATCTATCAAAACAGTCTGCTATCAACTTCACGGTTCGAGGTAGAGACTCCCCTATAGTCCGAGACATCTCAGCTGACGAATGTTATTGAGTGTTCCCTATGTACGTACTAGGAAAAGATGTAGTGTGGATATTGTATAAGGTAGGCTATGACTTTATGTCGTAGAGTGTTTTTCTGCATAAGTAAAAAAAGCAGTAAAAATCTCCTACATTTATACGGTTCCATGCTCTCCCCTACGTCCAAACAAACTCGCTTCTGAATGTTATTATTCTTTTTTTTATAACATATATATTATAAGTAAACTACTATATAACTATACAGTAATAAGTATAGTAGATAATACTAATACAAGGCTGTTTTCTCTTGTTTTTTTTTATGATAAGTATACAGTTCATATGTATTTATGTTTTTCTTATTTGTATGGCAAAGACAGTAAAACAGTTAGTTTATGAGTCTTGACAAAGAAGAAGCAAGAAGATCATGCAATTGAATGCTAAGCATGAAAAGGAGATAGAGAGGAAGATTGCTATACGGGACAAAAAGGAGAAATCAAATCTTGCTAAGAAAATAGATAAGATAGAAAGAATGATACAGTGAAAGAAACCAAGGAAAAAGAAGGCAAAGAAACTTAATAAAACAGAGATGCTTGCCGTGTTACAAAAGTATGTAAGGCTAAGAGATAGCAATAATGATTGACGAGGTGATTGTATCTGTTGTGGTGTCACACTACCTCGGAAATGAAAAATATTGATAGGAGAAAGCGAGTTATTTGCTACTTGATGACACTATATAAGTAGCCAATGGAACGCTACAGCTTATGATCTTGATAATATAAATCTTCAATGCAATAGTTGTAACAATAAAATGCACAGAGGATGAAAGGCATGAGATGAGACTTTAGATAAGTATAGAAAAAATCTGATACATAAAATAGGATTAGAAAAAGTCTTAAACCTAGAAGTAAACAAATCGACGTTAGTCGATACATGGCAATATTTAACAAAGGAAAACTATGAATACTGGCTTGCAAAGGTAAACGAGCTAGAACGTGAGAAAGATTTACATTAAAATATTGATAAATGGGTACACAAAAAAGAAATCAATATATGGAATATGACAAAGAGCGAGAGATCAAAAGCAAAATAGATCATATGCTAGAGTTTCAATACGATGTTTATCTTAAATGATCTGAAGCAGAGAAGAGAGCATTTGATGATAAACTAGAATTCTTAGAGAAAGAACTAGAAGCATTACTTTAAGAAAAAAAGAAAAAAACCGGCAAAAAAAGAAAAAAAGAAGATTTAATATGTACCTATAAAAAAGCTCAGGTCAATAAAAGATTTAGCGAAGTGACTATACATATTATAAAAAGTATACTTTTTATTCTATATCGCATACTATGTCAGTAGCAAAGAAAAAGACAACTCCAAAGAAAAGATCTCTAGTAAAGAAGCCATGAATAGAAGCATTATTTGAAGCTATATTGATTGATGAGCTTATGAAACATCAAGAGAAAGCATTTAAAGAAATCCCAATTCCTCCACTCAAAACAGAGTTCTCGAAGAGAACTATACTACTTACGTGAATAACTATTTGAATGGTGGTATTACTGATCTTACTACAAATACAATCTGTTTTATCACATTAAACCTATAGAAGCATGGAAGATAGCCAAATTGAAGACACTACTGAGGTAGGATGAGTAGATGCAAGACCAGCTAACGTATGTCCCAAATGTCATAAAGATAACATATCTATGTTATCTTGTGTAAGCATGGACATCAATCCACCAATTATCACTACAAGTTATAAATGTAAAGATTGCAATGAAGAGTTTAGTAAAACATCGTAGACCAAGCCCAGTAAAGGGCTTTTATGTCCTGCTTAGGTTAGTAACCTGATGTGGGGCTAAAGACAAACACGGCAAACCTCTTTTATTATTCTTATTATTATAGAGATGCTCGTATATAAATCAAAATTCCTCACAATTGATTGAAGAAGAAATGACTGTAATTGACAAGACAGATCTTCGCTATTTCTTACTTATACTATTCAATGTAACTGAGAGCTCAGAAGATATGAACAAACTATCTATCTATCGTATAAAGATCCAAAGACAGCAACTACTTGAAATAGCTCGGATGTGGATGGATGGTCAATAAATGAGCATTCATGTTATGATGTTATCAGACTAATAAGAGCATTAGGATATGAAATAGAAGATGAATGACAGATAGTAAAACATGCAATGAAGCAATGGTACACTATAAATCCAATGGATTGCCCACTTCAACCATTAAATGAAATTAAATAGCAAACAGCCGTGTTTGCCCTTATCCCGCTGATGAGGCTAAACCTCAAAGGTGGGTTATTAATACAACTAACGCTCCACTGCTCGAAGAAGGGACAGTGGGGTTATAGTGGGATCGTAGTTTAATTAAAATTGTCTCTTCATTTGAGAACGATAGAGGTTAAAGTCCTCTCGATGCCGTAATTAAATACATAATACGCGCGATCATGTAAATAGCTATAACAAGCCAATATGTTAGATTTATGAGTCAAATAGCAAGGTTATGCGCGATAAAACAAACTGACGTAATTAAGCAAATTAGAGTCGCATACAATAATTGTCTTTAACTATAAAAATTAGAAAAAGATGAGAACTCCAGAACGAGAACAAACAATAAACGAAATGACTGAACCAGAATTAAAACACTTCATTACTAGAATAGAAGTACCAGAAGACCAGAAAGAGTATGCTAAGGATATATTGAGAACAGTAGAAAGTATTAGTCTTAATTTATTTGGTGTACTAAACCAAGATGTATAAAGACATAACTGCCGATCTACAAAGAAGATATGAAAACGGAAAAAAAGGACTAAAGATACTATTTGGATGTTTAGTTTGAATAGTAACAATAGCAGTAACTACACTTATACGGCTAGCTAACAACGCATACTAATATTTACTTATCTTATATATTGTATGAATCGGAAGTATTATTGAGAGAATGGTAGATGTCTAATAAATTGTATAGCAAATCTTTACTGAATACATCCAAGGAAAGTACCAGACTTATATGGTGCTAAAAATAGGAAGAAACGAAAGTCCTTGCTATATAACCGATCTCTCAAAAAACATAATATAAAGATTATTATAATAGACTGTTGATTAAATCTTTTATTGCCACTATGATATCATATTAGAGTTGGTAAAGCGGTAACTCACAGTAATTGAAATATCTTACATGCTGTTATATATGATGGTAATGAATTAGTATATGATCCAAATCATGAGAAAGGAAATTTAATAGGTATTGTACCAAATTGATATGAATACTACCTACTCTTTGACTGACTAACTATAAAAGAATAGTCTGACGTAATAAACACACTAATATCACTTACATACATTGACATTTATATAATAAATTAAACAACAGATGACATTAGAACAACTAAAAGTACAAGCCTACGATGCTATCTTACAAGTAAAAGCACGACAGAACACATTACAGCAATTAGAGAACATGATAAGCAACTACAAAGAACCAGAACAACCAACCCAACAAGAGCAGAAACTAGAAGAAGTTAAACAAGAAGAAGTAAAAGCTACTGAGTAAGTATTTATATCACACATAACATCCTATATGGGAAAGATTGTCAAAGAAACAGTCATTGCATATAACATAAAGCACAAGTGAAGAACATTGTGATATAAAGCCACCACTGCTTTTGATATGATACTGCTCTTTCTACAAGATAACCCAGACAAAACAACAAAATCAGCTACTCTCATAGAGTTTCAAAGACGACTTACACCAAATATAGCTGAGTTTAATCCTAACCCTAGAAATTCATGATAGATGATCTCCAACTACTTATCCAGAAATACTCACGAAAAGTACAAATAAGAACACAAGAGCTCGTCCAAGACCTTCAATGAATTATAAATAAGTACAAACAACAGAAATCAGATACAACACTTCTCGAAGATGTACAGAAACTATACATAGCGAAACATGGAAAACTTCCAAACAATAAGAAGAACGACATCAACCGATTATCAGATAACCTATAATCATGAAAGATAAACCAGTTATAGATGAATGAACAACTATAAGACAAAACGAGTTTATCAATGAATTTCTCATTGATCTAAATGCTACAAGAGCATATAAGAAAGCATATTGAGCGAGTCAGAAAGTGGCAGAGGTTAATGGATGTAAATTACTAAGTAATACTAAGGTAAAGAATATTATAGATGCAAAACTCAAAGAAAGGTTCGCAAAAGCTGATATTGATTGACAATGGGTCATAAATCAGCTAGTTTTGCTTGTAAATAGATGTATGCAATGAGAACCAGTCATGAAGATGAACTATGAAACGAAAGAGCTAGAAGAAACAGGAGAATGGAAGTTTGATAGTGCATGAGCTAACAGTGCTTTAGATAAACTAGGTAAATACTTCAAGCTATTTACTGAGAACGTGAAGATTGAGTGAGAGATCAAAAGTATTCAGGAGATAAAAATAACTGTATGATCTTAGATTTTAAGGCAAATAAGAAACAGTGAGAGGCAATATCTTATCTATTAGATCAAGAAACTACTGAGCTTGGTTATGGATGATGAGCCGGTTGATGAAAGTCTTTTTTATGAGTATTTTGGGTGCGAATGATGTGCCAGAAATACCCATGAACAAGGCGATTTTTTTGACGTAAAGAGCTTAAAAATCTAAGAATAACAACACTAACATCATACTATAAATTCATTGCAGAGTATGAAATCCCAGAAGCTAATAAATGAAAGCTAAACTGACAGGATAATATTATAAGGTTCACTAACTGATCTGAGATATTACTATTAGATATGGCTTTTGCTCCACAAGACCCACTTTATACTAGATTTGGTTCGCTAGAGCTTACATGAGGCTTCATTGATGAAAGTAATGAGATTGATATACAAGCAATAACAATCATCAAGACAAGACTTGGTAGACAGAAAAACAAAGAATTTAACCTAAAACCTAAACTATTAGAAACATTCAATCCTGATAAATGACACGTTTATGATAGATATTATAAACCATGGAAACTATGATTGTTGCCTTCTAATAGACAGTTTATTCCTGCTTTAGCAACAGACAATCCACATATAGATCCAAATTACATAGAACAACTTAAAATGTCGGATGAGATAACAAAACAACGTCTATTGTACTGAAACTTCGACTATGACGACACACAAGGGAAGTTATTTAGATATGATGAGATAAACGATCTATTTACTAATACAATAGACAAATCATTTGCTAAATACCTTTCATGTGACATTGCTAGGCTTTGAAACGATAGCACAGTGATAACATACCGAGAGTGACTAGATTGTAAGGAAATACATAAATATCACTGACTTACTACCGATCAAGTAGCTGAAAAGATAAAAGAATTTGAGGCAGATAAGGAAGTAAGTAGATACAATATTGTTGTAGATAGCGATTGAGTTGGTGGATGAGTAGCAGATCAACTACGTTGATGCTATAATTTTGTGAATAACAGCAGACCAGTAAAAGACCTATTAGATAGAGAAAATAACTTTTCAAACCTCAAAACCCAATGCTACTATAAACTAAAAGAACTAGCAGAGAAAAGAAAGATAAGAATACGTGCAGAGTGAGAGATAAGAGATAATCTTACACAAGAGCTAAATAATACCATGCTAAAGAACGAGTTTACAGATCAAAAGATACAATTAGAGTCAAAAGATGAGATGAAGCGTAGAATATGAAGAAGTCCCGATACTTCAGATGCGATAATGATGCGTATGTATTTTGAACTAGCAAAAACGTGATCTGCAAACAAGACCGAAATAGTGACAGTGAACTATGATAGTCTATTATATTAAAAATAAATTTTGTAATTAGGCAGTCGCTCATATAGTCTTGGTATGCAAGACGGAGAACTTCTTAAGAAGATTAGCGATGAATACCAGTTGTGATACAATTATGTATTGCCACTCAGAACGCTCTATAGAGAGCGTATTTTGCGTTGGAGTCCACAAAATAAGAAAGATAGCAAGATCAACATAAATATGATTGCAAACGCAATAGATGTAAAGATTGCATCTAGTTGGTCTAATGGTCTCAAAGTTAAGTTCATTTCTAGAAATGGTTGGGTTGGAGAAGAAGAGGCAGAAAATCTCACGAATGTCGCTGAGTTTGATGAGAAAGAGACAGCATGGCAACAGATTAGATACCAGCTAGAACAAGACAGTTGGTTCTTCGGTGTTGGTATCCTCAATAAGATTGGTTGGGATGATGTAAAGATATGTAACAAATGGAGAGCGGTTAATCCTCTTAGTTGGATACCTGATCCACTTCCTACACAAACAGGGCAGTTTGATGGACAAAACTATAGGTTTCATGGGTTTATGATGCGTACTACTGTGTATGACCTTAAAGCTAGATATGACAATAACAACGTAAACGATTTCTTTAGATCACAATATGACAGCGACCAAACGCTTACTAAACAAGCGTATTCATCAAAAGGATGATACTGACCAGTAACGTGCGACACACTAACTAATAACTTCTCGTTGGACATCTATACGCATTACACTGTCATAGATAACAGAAAATGGAAAATTGTTACAGATAACGCTTTCTGACATATATTCTACAGGGAAGAACTAAAAGCAGTAACGAAAGAAGAGAAGCTTGACCCGATGCTTATCCCACGGCCAGTGATGCTAAACTATACTGATCCTGTGAGAGAAAACCCACTAGGCAATAGTATCTGTGATAAACTAGAGGATAAACAGAATGCAAAGAGCATACTTGCGAACCTTAATATCATAAAGAGCAAGAAAGAGGCTCTAGGTTGAGATTTCCTTGTGAACTCTAGGCTCATCAAAAACAAGGATGACCTAAAGAAGAACACAACAGAGACAAGATACATCTATATTGATGAAGATGCTATAGGAAACCAACCACTACAAAATGCTATGTTTGAGCTTCCGCAGTCTCAGATCAAGACAGATACGTTCAATATGATGAACTTTCTTGATACAGAAGCTAGAAATGATGCAAAGATAGACCAACTGCAAGCGTGAATAGCACCAGATAAGACAATGACAAAGGCAGAGTCTCAGACAATACAGGGAAACGCTAATGCCATAATAAGAACAACTGAGGCTATCAAGTCGTGGTTCTATCAAGAAATGTATTTCCAGCGGTGGAGAGGTTATCTCGAACACTTCAAAGATTGAAGAGAGAAGTTTGTAATCCTTAATAGTAACTTTGAGCGAAAAGGTGTCACATATACGAAAGACAAGTTTGTCGGGAAACAGATCCCTTATATCATGGTTGCTAACGCAGACGATATAAATGCGATCAACGAAAGACAGAAACAATACCTTAATGTAATGAACCCACAAATACAGGCTAATCCTACAATACCACAGGTTAGCAAAGACATATTCCAGAGATTGGTACATAAGGTTAACGGATTAGAGCAAAATATCATCAATATTATTACTCCTTACAGTCCAAGTGAACAGAAAGCGAAGGAGTATATCAATATTATCAACCTAGAAGTTATGCCAAAGAGTCTATTTTCAGACCCACAAGCAGACTTCTTTACTTACTGGTTATATATCCAGAAAGCTGAGGATAATGAGATCAAAAACAAGGTATTATGAGTATTGAGCCAATATCTTATGGAAAATGGTATGCAACAACAGATGCAACAAACACAGGATAACTCAATGAGTAATAGTGCTGCAAACATACAGATGTCTCAACAGCCATCACAAGAGTGAGCGTTGTCGAGATCAACACCTCAACCAGTTTTATGACAATAACATACATATATGGCAACACAGAAAGTACAAAAAGAAATTAAATCGTTTCTTAGAGGTAAAGGATGGGAACATATATCAAATATCCTAAAAGCCAAAAGAGATGAAGTAGCTTGTAAAGTAATTGTGTGGAAGCAGATAGATGAACCGAAGTTTAGCGAAGCTGATCTATTAAGAGAGAGAATATCTGTGATAAATTCTATCCTTAATATACCGAAGATATTAGTTAAAGTAGACGAAGAGATCGAAGATACAGCAATTATAACAGATGCAACAAGTTTAGACATAGGCTCAGTTGATGACCTATTTACAACAAAGGAGTAAACCAACTCACATATTGCTTTAGGAACGTGTAGCTTAACACGAACTCTTAGGCGGTAAGACCTTTATAACTTACAAAAACTATTATGAACCCAGAAGATCAAATCGAAGAACAGGAAGAAGTAACAACCCAACAAGATGAGACTGACTACAAAGCATTGTACGAAGATGCAAAGACTAAAGCTGAGAAATATGAAACTCGCTTTAAGAAAACTGCAAAAGACCTCAATGAGTTAAAGTCTAAACAATCTATAACAGATAATGATGTAGATGTGTCAAAGATTGTAGATCAACGCATCAATGAGGAGTTATTCTTCTTAAATAACCCTGTAGCTAAAGAATTTAAGTCGGAAATACAGAAAGTCCAGAAAGAGAAAAATCTTTCTACAGATGAAGCATTTACACTTTATCTAGCACAGAACAAACCTGAACTCTTAGCAAGGAAATCTGATACAGGCGTTGACGGAGTAGCGAAGACTGTAGAAGTACAGAAAGACTACAAAGATATGACACTTGAAGAGATTACTGCGTTGAGACCAGTTAGGAAGTTCTAATTTATTTATTCCTAATTTATATCACACATGAGTAATGATATTTCAAATTTTATTCCTGAGCTATGGTCAGCAAGACATCAGAAGCTCAGAAAAGCATCTCTAGTTGCTGCTGCTGTATCAAGTTTTGAAGAGCAAGCAGGTCTTAAATTCGGAGACAGAGTACACAGACCAATCGGTCCTGACTTTGTAGTCGATAACTACACAAGAAACACTGATACAACTCCACAAGATGTATCAACTACAGATCAGTACATGGATATTGATCGTCAGAAAGTTGTTGCTTGGGATATTGATGCTATGGACATTAAACAGTCTAAATACGATATTGAAGCTGAGTCTTTCGACAGAGCTACATATCAGATCAAAAATGAGATGGACTCTTACAGACTTAGAGAAACTCTCAACGCATCTAATACTGGTGATGCTGGACAGAATGGTGGTTCTGCTGGTACTCCTGCAACACTTACTCCTTCAACTTGTGTACAGTTCTTCGAGAACTGCAAAGCGGTTCTTAGAACAGCACGTGTTGAAACTGACAGACCTTGGTATGCAATCGTGTCTCCAAAAGTAAGATCAGTCATTGCACAAACATTCGTAGGTGATGGTTTCCAGCTCGCTGACTCTACACTTAAAAATGGTTACATGGGTGATGCGTTTGGTTTGAAGATTTACGAGTCTACTAATCTCGTACATACTAACACTATTACTCTTTCAACAGTTGTTAACACTAATACAGTAACAATCGCAGGTGTAACATTCACATTTGCTACAACTGCATCTACTGCTGGTGATGTTGATCTTGGTGCTAGTGATACTGACGCTGCTGCAAACTTTGTGTTAGCGTTCAATGGTACAGGAACTCCAGGTGCTACAACATATATTGATCTATCTGCTGCAAATAGAAAGATCATCAAAGGATTGAATGCAATTGCTTCTAGCTCTGCTGGAGTAATTACAATCAAGACTGCTGGAGAGGTTGTATACTCTAAATCAGGTTCTCCTATCACTCTCGGAACTCAGGTTGCTAACTGTGAGATCGGAAGAATGGGTGCTGTTGATATGGTAGTACAACAGGATGTAGAAGTACAGAAAAACAAACTTCCAAGACAAAGCGGATACGCTTATCAGGTTTACGATCTTTATGGTGTGAAGACGTTTACTGAAGGAGCTGTTAGAATGCTTAATGCAAAGATCGTTGCATAAATATCCACATAAGGAGGGAGATTATTCTCTCTCTTTATGCAATATTTATACGGCTACATACTCATGGATTACGAAGATATTGTAGATTATGCTGTAGATTATACAGGCATAGACATAAGTTACGCTAGTGCTCTAAAATACGTCAATAAAAGACGTAATTTTGTCATAAGCAAGCTACAGATACTTAATGAGGATTTCTTTCGGGACACAAAAAAGACAAATCTTATAGCAGAACAGAATGAGTATAACCTACCAACTTCAACGTCTGCAGATGGATGATATTTAAGTCTAAAGAGAGTCGAGATAAAATATAAAAGCACCGATGAATATAGAGAAGTTGTACCAAGCGACACTTTATCTACTTTGAAGTATGACGGTGCTGATTATATTTCTGCTAACCAAGCAAACCCATTTTACGAGATAAAAGATGGAAGTATATTTATATACCCAACTCCTAGTGAAGCGATTACAGACGGATTGGTTATTAGGAACACTCAAAACCTTCCTGATATAACAGTAGCTAGTACAGAGTGAGACTTTTTCGGACAACGTACAGAATTAAGAACATTTGTACAACTTATTGCTGATGGACTTATTGCTGATCTATACGGGAAATCAAGACAGTATGATGATAAGGCTATAGCAGAGCAGGACTTTGTCAATCATCTAAGTTTGATGATAAAGACAGTAAGTAATAGAGGAAACAATATCATAACCGATCAAATGCCTGATTTATCACATCTGACTTAAATATGCCAAGTTTAATGTATCAGCAGACCAAAGATTTCACTCGCTGAATAACAGACGATAGATTTCTTGGTCAATGATATGTTTCGGATGCCGAAGGTGTGAATATAAGGAAATCTAGCAGAGGAGTGGTTCTTAATAATAATACAAGAACATCATCAACACAATTAGATACATGATATAATCAAATATATGCTTTTATTGATTGAAGAATATGACCAGGGGTATATCATACTTTAGCTATATGCAATACTAAAGTATGGGATACTGTATACTGAACGCTCTATACTGTTATAACAGGAGCTAATAATGCTATGAGAAACGCCTGAATAGTAAAATCAGCAGGTGTAAATTATGCTGCTGTAATAACTCAATGATATGTATGGAGACGAGATAATGATACATCCGAGCCTTGAAGCGCAACTAATGTAGTTACTTTAAGCTGATTAAGCGAATATAGACCATTATTATATGATGGTGGTTTTTTGTATGTATGATGAGATGGAGTAGTAGATGCAATTGATGTTTCTACTAGTACGTGGATTTTGACAAAGACTCTTAATGTTTCTGGTATTGTTAGAGGTATTACTAAAATAGGAGATCAAATATATGTATATTCTAATGACGGACTAAACGGATATAAGAACTCATGGGATGGAGTAACAAACTATCCATTATATATACAAAAATGGACAGATAACCCAGTTCTGAATGTGGCAAATATATGAAACCAAGACTATGTTATTACTGGCATAGGGGAAAATAACCTTAATAAGTATAGACGTTTATTTATATCTGCTGGTTGGGATAAGAAACTTATATATGGTAGTAGTTATATAAATTATACAGATCAGCTATTTAATTTCTCTCCTACTTTTACGAATGGTATAGAAACAGTAAACAATACTGTATTTATAGCAGGGAAACAGCATATTTATGGGTACGGAAACACTAAAGCATCACTTCCAGTATGTTTATCAAAAGACTATATTATTAGTCCTGAGCTTATAGATATTACAGCTCTATACGTGAAAGATCAATCTACGCTATATATCGGATACCAAACGGCGGAAACAACACCTAAAATAAAATTTGATATACAAGATATTAGAGACGGATATGCTTATTGAACTGAATGACGAATAACCACACTTGCTTTTGACGGTTGAGACATAGAAACAGAGAAAACCAATAACAGAATTATAGTAAATGCTACGCTTCCGAGTAAAATATCTCCATCAGGTAGCACATCAATAGATATATATACTAGAGTAAATAACACAGATGAATGGGTATTTGATATAAGCGGTTATACAGAAGCTCCAGTTAAAGGAAGTACATACACATACAATAGTATTACATATACAGTCAAAGAACTTACAGCACAGGATGAGCTTATCTGTACAAGAGTAGAAGCATGAGCAAAATATGATGCTATTACATACGATAGTTGAGTGCTTACTAAGACTGGTTGACCATGAGATACAAGCATAACATTCTCAAATGTTGATAATTTTGTCTTTCTATCATCAATTACCGATACAACAAAGAGAAAACATAGAATAGAGTTTAAGAAAGCATGGTATGAGCTAGAGATAAAGGCAGTATTGAAGTCTACGCAACAGACAATTAGTCCTGAGTTATTTAGTATTAAGACTTTATTCGATTATAAGGATAAAGATGACGGATAATCTACCAAAGAAAAGCAAAGACGAGATAATACCAGATAATAGAGAGGTAGACAAGCTAGATCAGCCTGATTATAGATATTGATTTGACCAAGAGCCTTTAGACTCTAAGAGGCTAAAGAACAAATGATTTTGAGATAGGGTACAATTAGGTAATAATATAGTATATTACGCAGATCAACCATGATTGATTACTGCTACTGCATCAGACGATCTTACGCCAACAATAACATGATATAATTGACCTACTTATACACTAACATCGTTAGATATAGTAGCTCTTTGAGCTATAACAAGTAGCACAACAGTAACATGACAGCCAAATATAACATTTCGGGTCAATAGAGGTACTTACTATAAGGTAAACTCTAGCAGTTGAGTAGATATAGCATACTTTACACCATTACATTAGGAATATGGCAGACAATAGAGAATATGTAAATACAGGTATAGATAATAAAGTAGTAAAAGCACCAACTAGTGCTACTATTCCTGCACAAAATATACAAACTACTATTGCTCCAGCTCCTGAAGTAACAGCACCAACAGAAACCATGACTCCTAGACAATGAGCTACAGAGTGATATCTTAATCTTTGAGGTGGAAAGATAGTAAATAAGAGTAGCCAGCAATATAAAGCACTTGTTTGAGCATGATACGATGACAATAAAATCATAAGTATGTATAATGCTAAGCAACAGGTTAAGACTCCAACACAACCAATAGTACAAGCAGAAGTAAAAGCACCAGAAGTTGTAAAACCTGAGACACCAGTAAAAACAGAACAAACAACTGCCATTGTCACACCTATGCCAGTTGATCGTTATAAGGACGACTCAGAAGCAAGACAACAAGAGATAGTGAATAATCTAAACCAATACAAGCAGGCTAATCCTGGTCTTTTTGCTGATAAAGAATTATTCAAGAGATCGTTTAGCTACGACAATAGGAGTGATCTACAAAAGCAGATACTCGATAACTGGTATTGAAACAATGTCGAGAAAATAAATCAAACATCAGCATTATCAAGACAACCAATATCAAGTATTGTAGATCAATATATCAACGGCACTCTTTCTGATACTGACATTAGTAATATAAAGAATATAGATCCTGTAAGATATGGAGATATACAAGCAGCAATAGATCAATGAAAGAAAAACGAGGAGTATAAGAAATTACTATATGGCGATGATGCGAAGAAAGACGAGAATAAGTGACTAAACGACATACTTGCAAAAGCAACCTCTCTTTTGGAGTCAAAAGCTGATACTTCTATGTACGAAGACTACAAAAACCAGCTTAATGCACCAGAGATTACTACATTGAAAGATGATCTGAGTGCAAAAGAAGGTGCAATTAAAGAAATAGATAACGAAATAAACTCAACAAAGAGTGAGCTAGAAAAGAAATTTAAAGGATCAGGTATATCACAAGGTCAAATCAATGCTTTGATACAAGATCAGACTCAATTACTCCAGAATAGGAAAAACACTCTGTCTATCGAGTATCAGACACTTGCAGATAAATACAGCAATAAGATTTCTACTATAAAAGATACGCTAGAGATCACAGAGAAAGAAAACGCACAGAAACTTGCACAAGAGCAAAGTCAATTTCAGAAATTAGGGTTTATTTATAATATATATTCAGATCAGCAGAAAAGAAACGATGCTTTGAAGGCTGCAGATGTCGCATACCAAAGAGATATAGAGAAGATGCAAAAGCAGTTTGAGCAAAACAAAGAGATGACAAAATACCAAGATCAAGTACAGAATGGAGATATAAATAGTACAGATCCGTTTATGGTTAACAAAGCAATCGAGAAAAACGTAGATAGTCTTATGAAACAGTTTGATGGATTGATATTATCATCAAAAGATAAATTAGTTGAAAGAGTAAAAGAAGGTATGAAATCAGGGAAGAGCTACAGTGCTGTACTTGGTGAAATAATGACAGACATAAGAAATAAACCAGAATACAAATCATGGCAGGCTAATAAACTAGGGATTGATAATAAACCATATAGTCTATGAGGATGACTTATAGCAGTACAGTGATCTAACTGACAATATAATGTTATGACAGATCAGCAATTTAAAGACTCATATAATATTCCTAACGATAAAGTACAGGCAATACAGAAATCTATAAACGATGAAAGAGCTTTAAAATGAGCATCTCAATATGATGACCCCGATACAGTACAAAAGATAAGGGCGGAGTGGTTAGGTAAAAACTGCGGTGTACAATGTGCTTGATATACTAATATATTAGCGAGTAAACTATGACTAGACATCAAGTCTTGATCTACTCTTCAAGATAAAATAACATCAATGTCTAATCCCGCTGTATATTCTCCAGTGCCAGTAATAGGTGGTTTTGTAACTCTTGATACATGAGCTAAACTTGCAGATGGTACTCCAGCAGGTCATACATGATATGTTACTGAGATAGATACTAAAAACGGAAGAATAAAGGTGCTAAATAGTAATAGAAATGGTACAGCTACTAATCCAAATACTACAGTAACAGAAGACTGGTTTGATTTAAATAAGGTTAAGGCTTCGACTATTGCTGCATGAAAATGAAACCCAGCATCTGCATCGAATACAACTGCAGCACCTCTTACAGACGATCAGAGAACATTATTTACATCACAGACAAATGCTTTCAATAACAATCAAGTAGTAAAATCATTTGAAGCGGCAGCACAGCAATATCAAAACATACAATCAAGTTTAGAAAATCCAAGCTGACCTGGTGATATGGCAGCTATATATCAGTTTATGAAATCACTTGACCCAAGCTCTACTGTAAGAGAGTCTGAGTTCAATAGTGCAGCAGCTACAGCAGGAATAAAGGGTACACTTCAAAACTGGGCTTCTAGGATAGAAAATGGAGAAAACCTTACGCCAGAACAAAGAAATCAGTTTGCTAAACTTGCCAAAACATATGTGCAGAACTATGCTAGTGCATATAATAGATATTATGATAATATGGCTAAAGTATTGAAATTTAATGGTATTAGCGATGCTTATCTTCCTGCAAGAGCTTCTGATGCTATAATGTCTACACAATATAATATGAATAGTAATATACCTCAAACATGACAATGATCTACGTTAGATACAACTTCATTGTTTAATAATATGCCAAATATGACATGATTTAGTCGGCAAGGATAAACTTTATAATTACATATAAAAACATGTTCTGATTTGACCAAAATACTCAGTTTTGATATGACCCAATGAAAAAGAAGCAACAGCAACCTGATGCTAATTTTTCCAGTGTTGCGGTAACTGAAACACCAACGGTATCAACAGCACCATCATATCAGATAGGTCAACAACAAGATCAATCTTTCCAACTTCCTAGTAAAGCACAACAGAAATATGATGCTCCTATAGATGACGAGAGCGCGCTTTTTAAATGATTGACAAAAGGTGACGAACAGAAGCTATTGCAGTTAGCTGGATGAAATCAGTATAAAGCAATGGATATGTATCCAACACTATTACAACAAAAGCAAGACTACTTATTTCTAAAGGACAGAAAGAACAAGGTAACAGAAAATATATATAATGCACAACAATCTAACGACAAAGAAACAATCAAAAGCGCTCAGTCATTAGCAAAGATAGCACAGTTTGTTGATTATATCAGAGAAGATGCTTTAAAAAAGTGATCTGTAGGAGTTTCTCAGATGGACGATCAAGCTATTATTGATAAAGTATTTGGTAGTAGTCCTATAGGTAAAGAAAACGCATCTAAGTATATGAGTCAATATATGAATAGCAGTATTGATCTACCAACTACGGTCGATAGAATACTTGGAAAACCAGAAGCAGAAAAAGAAACTACTATCGGTTGATCTATACTAGGTTGATTAAATGACTCTGCACAATGAACGGCTAAATTAGGAGAAATGTGAGGAAATTTTCTAGGAGAGCAGATAGTAAAACTTATAGGTAAAGCACAAGGTAAATCAGATGAAGAAATACAATCTATGGTCGATAAATGATATAAAGCATCAGATCAATATTGAGTAGATAGTTTTGTTAACCAATTCAACGATAATGTATGAGCTAATAAGGAAAGTGCAGCCTATGGAATATCTAAAGCTGTATGAGATATAGCACAAACAGTTGCACCAGCTTGAATTAGCGGTAAAATAGATAATCTATGATGAATAGTAGGTAAATGATTAAGCAGAGTAATACCAACGACAGAGAAACTTTGAATAGTAGGCAAATGATTAAAGATAGCATGACAATGAGCTTTAGACACAATTAAGTATGATGCTATAGCCAATCAACAGCTTGCTAGTCCTAAAGAAATAGCATTATGAGCATGAATGAATGTAGCATGAGCTGCTATAGGTGCTTGAATACAGAAATGAGCTAAAGCTATTAGTAATAAATTACAGCTTTCGGGTCTTCTTAATCCTAAAAAACTAGAGTACGTATCTAATGCTCTCAAACAAACATGAGATGATATTGATAATGTATCAAATTGGATGCAAGAAAGATGAGTAGCAGGTAGTAAAACTCAGATAGTTTCTAAGCTAGATACTGAGGCAAAAAAGACATTTGATGCAGTTAGATCAGCAATAGATCAGGCAGATGGTCTTGTTACTCCTATTAAAGATAAATCAGTTGATTGAGCATTAAGAGAGCTTATAAAGGTTACTAAGTGAGTAAACTCTCCAGAGAAACAAGCAGTCTATAAAGAATTACAATCTTTATTAGTAAAAAGTAAAAATACTGGGCTTTCTTTAAAAGAAATTCAGAAAGTAAAAGAAAGCATGGATAATGTCCTTGATCTTTATAGTGTAGCTGGAGACGTAAAATCTGGTATACAAAAAGCTGACATGGCGCAATTAAGATCAAATATCAGAAAATTACTAGAAACTAACGTAAAAAAGACTACTTGAGTAGATATAGGTATACTTAATAGAGACACAGCAGTTGCAAAACAACTATCTAGCTCTATTAAATATAAAGATAAGACCGATGCTATTAGAGAGATGTTATCTCCTTTCGCTCCATCTGCTATTGGTTGAGTTGCAGGTTATAGTCAGTGAGATAACATACAAGACAAACTTAAATATGCAGCATTATGAGCTATAGTTTGAGCACTAACAAAAAGCACTAGAATAAAAACAAGAATATGAGTACCGATTATGAAATGAATAGAAAAATGAATAGAAAAATGAGGACTAATTAGAAGATGAGCAAGCTCTATAATATCCACTAAATCGAATTAAATAGATTTCCTGGTCTCGTACTTAACTACTAATTCGTCTAATCACATTGATAATAGTATGCTAATTATTGCTCCTATTGCTGCTATACCAAACGGTAAAATTATTATTCAAAATATAAATGATAACAATCGTCAAAATATTAGTACATAGAATACTGCTCCTAATAAGATAGATAATAAGCGGAGTAGTTTATAGAACTTTGTTTCAAAATTATGTGTCATTTGTAGTATATTATACATATAAATTATAAATATGCACAATAGTACTACTAATATTGTATAAATCAAGTCTAAATTTTAGACTGAGTAGATATTTTGTAATTAGACATACATCTATATCATATATTTGCTTTTTATATGCTAATATACCAAGATGAAAGCAAAGCCATCTACTAAAGGGAAAAAGAAAGGTTGCTAGTTCGGTTAAGCTCCACATAAAAGTGGAGTTTTTTTGTTATAAAATTTTGTAATTAGGCATCCCACGATATAGTCAGATCATGGCAACAATATGGTCATGAAGAGACCCAATAGCATCATCGTTTTTCAGTGTAATTACGTGAGTGAATTACAATTGAGAGACAGTAGTTCTCGCCAATAATCAAGACGAGATACTTTTGTGATTTACAGAAACATGAGTCGCTATATCACCTACAGTTTGGACGAGTGACAGAGATATTATTTAAATTAAACATTGATAGATATGACAACTATAAAGTTTCCTACCGATTTTGTGACTAAATCATCTCCTGTAAATGCTGATCTTTTGATGATCGCAGATAGTGCTGATAGTAACAAACTCAAAAAGATCACATATAGTAATCTAAAAGGTGCACAGGGAGATCCTGGTGTTTCTATAGTATGGAAATGAGCATATAGCTGAGGTACAGCATATATTATAAATGATGCTGTAAGTTATAATGGTTCTGCATATATCTGTAAACTAGCATCTACGGGTAACCTCCCAACAAATACAACATATTGGGATGTTATGCTTACATTTAACCCAGCTACTGAGACATCAATATGAGGAGGTGAATTAGCAACAACAGCACAGTTCAATGCTGGTACTGATACAGAAGGAAGCAATCCTCTATTTGTAAAGCCTAGTCAGATACAATGACTATTCGTTTCAACAAGTTCATGATCTGCAGATGAGTGAAAATCTCCAAGATTAAACTCTTCATGAAAGATACCAACATGATTTCTTCCAACATATCCCACGGCAAAACGAGACTCTATAATGTTTAATTATGATACATCAACAGCTTCTTGAACACAAGTTATAAACCATTCACTATGAGTAAATCCACAATCAATAGATTTCCAAGCGATAAGAAATGAGGATTTCACGTTTTGATCTTGGGATTGAACAGACAATGTATGTATTTACGGTGCTAATAATAGCGGTACAACATGAGATAGTTCTACATATTGTATGAGATCACAAATAAGCTGAGCTGATTATGCGACAGCAGTCATAAGTTCTGTATCATCAACAACATTTACTATAACATGGACAAAAACATGAGCAGCCGCTTGAACATTAAGGGTTGTTGCTAAAGTGATGGCAGTATCTTAGTTTATCATATATAAACTTTATGGAGAAAGATTTAGAAACTGAAGATAGTACAGATAATGAAGATATATCG